AACCAGTTTCGCAGCAACACCTTGCTTTGGCAATTGCAAGCATACGCGCCGTTTGATAGGCAAATTCATCTCGTCAGCTAAGAGTATTTTGTAGGCAGCAGTTTGCAAGCTCCATGATTGACTTACCGAAGCAGGAGTTTTAATGTCCAACAGGGTAAAACAATCCGATGGGTCTCCTTTCAACTGTACGACCATATCGAACTTTCCAGAAATACGGTATTTTTGACTGTTCAATCTCTTTTCATTGTAAAGCAGCTTTACAACCATCGAGTCATACCATTCCTTAAAACTATCAACATAATTCTTGCAATCTTCATCGTACTCGTCTACAAAAAGATTGAGGGCGTACATTTCGCAATAGGTGTGTACTCGGGTGCCACGGTCAGCAGCATTAGCAAGGGTGTCGCGGTCAATGGTATCAAGTTTGGAAAAGGGCTCCAGAACTTGAGTCACTCGAAGATAGCCTCTTGGGATTTCATCTTCCTCTTGTTTTTTCATAGCATTCCTTAGTTTAGGTTTACCCCTGAGGTGCAACGCCTCAGGGGGTTTTTATTATTATTTATATTTCGATGGACAGTCTTTATTTCCGCATGGTTGACCGATTGGCCAATAGCTGTAGCAATAAGGACATTTCCATTTCTTCTCATAGGCAGCAATCTTCCCACCGTTCATACTTCTTGCAATGGCGGCTCTGTAAGTGTACAGCCCTTTTTTATCTTTGTTGACTGAATTCGTCTGTATCCAAACGTTACCGCCCAAATGAATGTGAAAAGCGTCTTCGTTGCTTTTCATTTCTTCTTCGTCGATGTACATTTTGTCTTCATCGCCGTATTTCTCAAGATCTACCAGCATTTTGCTGACGTTAGGCGAGAAGTCTTCATCATAACCAACCAACGCGGTTAGGGTCGAAGTGGCTAGCATTGTGCAAGCCAGTAAACCCATTATGAATCGTTTCATTTTGTCTCCTTTGTTTTTTTCTTTTTCTTTTTTTCGGGCGATTTAAATTGATGTGCAACGACTTTAAATCCTTTTGCTGTCTTTACAAATTGAGCAAGCAAATCATCCAATTTATATTTTGGAGCAACGGCACTCAAATTCATCAATGGCATTAATACAGCATCTACCCCACGGTTAAAAATGTCCGCTTCACGAACACTAGGGGGAGCTAAGTCTTGTTTTTGATCGTAAAACAGAGGGGCATCACATTTTGCCATTTTGCCAAACACTCTTAAAATCACTTCCACAGCTTCATTTCTAGTTTGCTTATTCTTGCAGCACCAAACCACATTTTCGAAGTGCATCATCAACGTTCTAAATTTAAGGTGTTCAATGATTACCTTAGCAGTCACGCTGTCAGGATCTATTCCATGCTTATACAAAAATTCCTGACAATGCCAAGCACCACCAAGCATATCGTTTTTGAATATATCCTTAATCAAGTCATCCAATTCGGGCAAATGACCTTTTATTACTTCTTCATCATAAATTGTTTCATTCATCGTAAATCCTTATTTTTCTTATAGCATCCCATCTGTAGCCACGGTTGTCTTGAACCTGTTGCGCTTTGTTTCTTTGTTCTATGGCTTTATCTCTTTCTTCAACCCACTTCAAAGCTTGCAATCGTTTTTCTTCTGCAAGGGCTAATTGCTCAGCTGTTCGTTGGGTAAGAAAAGCGCGGTTTTCAAGACGGCGTTTTTCCCTTTCAATCTCAATTTGTTTTTGAGCTTCAAGCCTGGCTAGTTTCTCTTGTTTCCCTTCTCTCTCCCACCATTCTTCATGGGCTTTCTTTCTAGCCAGTTCTCTTTCTTCTAGTTCAAGCTCTTCTTGTTTGGCTTGTTCAGCCTTTTTCTTTAGCCATTTCGCATGTTGCTCTGGCTCCATTAGTAACTTTATTCGGTGAGGATGCCTCATTTTTCGAAGGGCTTTAAATTCAATTTGCCTCACTCGTTCTCTTTGAACGCAAAAAATCTCTCCGACTTGATCCAATGACTTGGGTATGCCATCGTCTAAACCAAATCGGAGTATTAGAATTTTCCTTTCTCGATCCGTCAAAGTTTCTAAAACCGACCATAACTTTTCAAAAGCCATGTTTTTGTCAATCGTGTCTCTCAAATCTTCCCTTCCGTCAGGAAACTGATAGTACTCCTCGTAAGGACTGTCTCGATTTACACGGTTGGTTTTTCTTTGTATGATGTCTAGGTAAGTTACATACGAGTCCCATTGTTTCTTGTTCATGCTTCATCATCTCATACTTAGCCCGAAGCTCCTTATTTTTCAGATGTGCCGTTTTTACTCTTACCCATTCCATTTTTCCTTTCCTTTTTCATGGCGATCGTCCGTTTTCGAAACTGTTTCCCGAACTTTTCAAGATCGACTGTTATCCCTCTCATCTGATAGACAGCGTTCATCGAAACCTTGGTTTCATCCTGTAGCGCCACGTCATAGACTTTCTGCATCATTCGACCAAGTTCCGCGACTCTGTTTATGTAGTCGTGAAGGAACTCGGCAAATGAGTGGTCTTGTATTTCTTGGAAATACAAATCTGGTTTCTTATGTCCCATTTCAATATCCTTTGCTTGATTTTTTAGGTCGCCATAGCTAACATGATCCCGACTCCTGTAAAAACTCCACTAAGAAACAAGAAAGGCATCGGTATCAGCATCTTTCGAAACTCTACTTTTATCGGCTCCTGACTCGCAATCTTTGGCCTGCTTAAGTAGTCTTCGGTTCTGTACCGCCACTCTCTTTGATCGAGTGCGGTTAATTGGTGGGTCACAACTGGGCTTCGTTCGGATAGGTTTACGATCATTTTCTCCTCCAGGGGTTATTGATTCAATTTCGTAACGGACGCCTACCGCGTAGGGTTGGAGAGAAGCAATGTCAGTTTCTATCATCTCATTAATGAGCGAAACTGCCTCTTTATACGACTGAGCCTCGACAACGAAGTCGTAAAAAGTGATCTCTCTTAACCTAGCGGTGAATTTCCTACTTGTCATTCTGCGCCTCCTGTCATCAATATATCGGACTTATTCAATTTAACGCAACATCAATATTTACAAAAACTATCTTTTCCGTTAAGATATAGGCAGAAACAAAGGAGGTACGTTATGCCAGCGCATGACTACGAAAATTCAGACTTGGAATTATGGCTCAGAAAAAAGCACATGAGCACCAACGAGTTTGTCCAATTGGTGGGGTGTTCCCGTCCCGTAGTATGGAAAGTCAAAAAAGGATTACCTATCTGTCCTTTGTATGCAAAACGGATAATGGAAATCACTCTCAATGAAGTCAACCCAAAAGTTGAACTCGTTGGAGGCCGTCGTTAGTCATGGGGTCAATGGGACACCATACACGAAGACTTATTAACAAATCCACAACCCCCTCTCAATCTTTGATTGAGATATTAGGAATTGAGATAAAGACTACAAATGTGTTACACTGCACTAGGAGGACATTATGTCTAAGATAATGAAAAAGAAAATTAAGCAGGAAGATGTCTTGCTGTACAAAAGAAGGCGACACTCAAGGCGAGTTGCATTCAAGGCGATCGAAAAGGGCGAGTTAGTTAAGCCTGATTGCTGCGAATTGTGCAAATCCAAAGACGCCAAATTGGATGCTCACCACGTCGACTACGGCAAACCGCTCGAAGTCGTTTGGTTGTGCAGGCCATGCCATGGAAATGTCCATAAGAAAGATCATCCTCTGAACCCAGATAACAATCCTCAGACTCCGATGCCTTTCCTTAAGGACAAATACAATACCGTCACCGTGACTTTCGTTATGCCAGCCGTTCATTACTTGGCTTTAGTCGAATTGTCAGAAAAAACAGGCCGCTCCGTATCAGAGGTAGCTGGTCAATGCGTTATGAGAGAACTACCAGTTAACAAGGGCAAACTGGAATTTACTTTTGAGGAGAAGAAGGATGACCACACACAAGAAAAGCGAAAGCAGAGAGTACAAGGCTTGGAGAAGAATGAAGGGATGCTGTCTCAATCCGAATTTTCCGTATTACAAAATGTACGGAGGAAAAGGAATCTCAATCTGTCTGGAATGGAAGGAGAACTTCTGCAAGTTCCTGGAGGATATGGGGGAAATGCCACCATTGTGCAACGGCCTAGAGCTTATTGATAAAACCAAAGAGTTTTCTAAATGGAATTGTCGCTGGGTAACTAAACATGCCGGGCGACATTCCAAACCTGCTCAAGCAAAAGAGAAAAACCGCGTTAAAAACCCTAAAATGAAAAACCCTAAATCAATATGTTTGGTATTGGAAAAGGATCATCTTGACTTTATTAAAAATCAAGCATTACAAAGATCCATGCAAGAAGGCGTTTACATTGAACCAAACCAAATGATAAGAGAAGCATTGCAGCGCGCTTTCCCTGCGCCAAAGCAATTCGATATGTTCGGAGCCCCAAAATGACTAGTGAATGCTTAAACTGTAATCATCGCGACCACGAATCTTGTATGGTTTATCAAAACGCTGGCGGTTTTTTATGCCGAGCTTGTGACGATGCAAAATCCCAATGTAAAACCGCTTTACATTCAGATCCAGTTAATCATCCGTCCCACTACAAGGGTCACGGTCTGGAATGTATTCAGGTTATTGAGGCGTTTGAGTTAGGATTCAATTTAGGCAACGCAATCAAGTACACCTTACGAGCAGGAAAGAAGGGAAGCAAAGTTGAAGACTTGAAAAAAGCTCTCTGGTATATTCAAAGGCAAATTGATTTTGAAGAGAAATATGATGAAAAGTAGCCCAGAAACAAAGCGTCCATCTGTATTGCTACGATGGACTTTTCCTTGTATTCTGAGCTTTTTCATTGTAGAATTTATAAGACGTTCAACTGAATTTTGCGATCTATTGAACGCCTTTAACGCGAGTAACAAACAGAGCCAACTAACACAGACGCAGAGCGTCACATTAACTAACTTGAGCATCCAAAGAGCACCACCTCTTTGGCTACCATTTTACCAGATAGATGTTTTAGGTCAAACTTCTTTCTTAAGTAAAAACCGATGTGATTTCGGTGAGATTTTAGCGCAACGCATGATTTAGGTCATCTGCAATAATTTCTTTGTAGCCACTGTCTTGGACTTGGATGCTCCTTAACAAATTTTAAGGAGTCCTATGTCATCAAAGTTTTATCCTAAGCACGCCTATTTCGAAGACAAAAATCAGGTGTGTCCAAATTCGCTCATCTTCCATCGAGGTATGAGTGACTCAGCTAAAATATTTATCCTCGCCCTAAACGGCATCGCAACGTCTGGCAAAAACTGGACGCCTCGCCAATGTGATCTTCAAAAGCGATTAGGTTGGGGCAAAGATAAAATGCAACACGTGATCGCCGAGTGCGTAAACATTGGGTATCTCCAAGTAATCCAAAATCGTCATAAGGGAAAATTTACCCATAACGACTTCCATTTTGACACCAAACCAAGTTATGCCAATTCTTCAGAGGAGGGGTTATCATCTGGCGCGTTCCAACCGAAGCCGTGTTTTCCGGCGACGGTCGAACCGACGACGGTTAACCCGCCACTACCTTGTTCTTCTTGTTTAGATATACCTAAAAAGAACAAACAAACAGAACCTAGCCAAAAAGTCGAACCCCCAGCAACCGACGAAGCACCTGTTTCTGTTGTTTGTTCTTTTTCAAATGAAGAAGAAAAAAGACAAACGCTTGCGAAATACGATCTTACTGAAAAGATGATCGTCTTTTACCTTCCATTCGATCTGGAGCATTTGAAACTGGCGTGCATAGCGTTCGACCAGTACGCAGCAAATAAACAACTCGACAATCCACATGGCTGCTTACGTCAAGCGATCGTAGGCGCATGGAAACCGAACTTCACAAAACAAGACAAAATCAAGGAAGATGAGTCCAAAAAAGAAGAAATTGAGCGAAAAACGCAACAAAATTGGGAAAATGCGCGGAAAATCCGCAAAGAATGCGAACATTTATTCACTAAGACCCATTATTTCGACGTGGCAGACCGTTTGATTCATTTGAAATACAATACAAGCTGGTTCCCATTAAACCTCGCTGAAGACGACTGTATGGCTGTTTTAGAATATTACATTGAAAGCCAACTTAAAAAAAGTTAATGAAGAAAACCCTGGACTTCTGTTTTCTGCACGACTATAAAAAGGTTAGTCGTCGAAGCAGCCCAATGAGAACTTTGCTCGAAAACCAAACATAAGGAAAAAACAATGGCAAGATTTCAATTCGTGGATTTCGTCCCGACACCGGGAGAAAAACACATAGGCATTATCACGGTGAGGATTCATGGTGACCCAATCGCAACTGTACGATACAAAATGGTGGCTCGTAAGGATGGCTCTGGTTATTTCCCTAACATTGCTTCTTACAAGATGCCAAACAGGATGCCCGGCGAAGAATACGACGAGTGCTATATGCTGGAAATGCGATCCGATCACGACGCGCTAATTAAATTTATCATGAGCGCGTTTAACGAATGGCAAAAAGCTCAACAGCCAAGCGTGTTTCAAACTCCCCCTGTTGCGTCATTCCAATCGCAACCAAACCCGAATTATCAAGCACAAACGCAACAGTACAGGCAAGATCAACCGTCATTTCCTGACATGCCTCCTGATTTCGGTAACCCCCCATTTTGAGGAGTTGACAAAATAAATGTGTAAGAACAACTTGAATTTAAAGGTACCAATGAAAGAGATTCGCGATGAGGATAGACTAGATGAGGCCACACTGCCTCCACCTTCTTCACCTATTCCGATTATCAATCCAGATAGCATGGGCATGGACGCGGATGTCAACGACTCAAAAAGTCGCTACGGTCTTGGCCGTGCGCCAACTTGTCAGGACTATCGAGAAGGTTAAAACAGTGGATAGTAAATGAGATTATTGATAAACATAAACTAGAAAATTTAGTGAGGTTTTATGTCAGGCACACAAAACTCCTTTACAAATTTCCTCGCGGTATCAGAGGTACTGAATGACGAGGACTTGTACGAGGTAAGAACGGAAAACGATTCATCGGGCAAAGTGCTCTATGTAGGTAAAAATATAACCCCGAACGCAGCAACTTCAGCTTCATCGTGGTATATTAAAAAACTCGGCTATGATGGTAATGGATTCCTGAATAGAGTGCAACTACCAGATAACGGCATCGGTTTTCTTTACACGTGGGATAATAGAGCCTCTTACTTTAGCTAACCTTAAGGAGGCTTTGCATGACTTCACCATCACTAGTTTATAATCCATTTACAGATAATTTCGACTACGCCGAACAAGGCGGGGGCGGTGGAAGCCCATACCCAGGCGGTGTTATCGCTTGGACAGATGTAACTGGCACGACGCAACCAATGGCTGCTAATAACGGTTATACGGCAAACAACGCGGCTCTAGTCGTTCTTACTCTGCCTGCTACCTGTGGTTACGGAAAAGTCTTTCGCGTGGTAGGTAAAGGCGCAGGAGGATGGCAAATAAATCAGAACGCAGGACAAGTGATCCATTTCGGATTGCTTGATACCACAGTTGGAGTGAGCGGATCAATCGCCTCAACCCAGCAATATGATGCAATAGAGCTTTTGTGTACCGTTGCGAATACGGACTTTACCGTTATCAATGGTCCTCAGGGGGACTTAACCGTTAATTAACAGGAGAATATCTCATGGCCAAAAATAGTGCAGTCAATCTAGACATAACCAATCTTTCAGTTGGTTTTACAGTTGGTGGAGGAACTACAAAACGTTTCTTGACCGTCAACGGAGCAGGTAACACCACGTTAACTTCTCAACAATCCATCGTTTTAACTTTGCCCAACCGTGCTACCGATACGGTCGTCGGTTATGGGGACTACTCCGCCAAAGGCGTAATATTGGTGGGTACTGGTTCGGGCACTTTCTCAGCCCTAACAGTCGGAGCAGACGGAACCGTCCTAACCGCAGCCAGTGGCCAAACAACAGGTACGCAATGGCAAGTGCCAGCAGGATCAGCAGCAGGCGTAACAAGCTGGACTAACGTGACTGCCGGGACGCAAACTATGGTCTCAAACGCAGGATACTACGCGAATAACGCCTCAGCGGTGGCTTTCACTTTACCAGCAACGGCTGCTCAATTCGAATATATGGAAATCGTAGGTATCCAAGGCTCATGGAACGTAGTTCAAGGGTCTGGACAAAGCATCGTCTTCGGTGACATTACTTCAACTGTGGGAGCAGGTGGATCACTTTCTAGCTCTTTCGCAACAGATGGCATAAAACTTCAATGTATCGTGGCAAACACCACATGGCAAGTAGTGAGCGCAGTTGGAAACATCAACTATGTTTAATCCCAGTGAGTCGGTTACAAATTGTCACCGACTCATTTAAAAATTTAGCGAGGACGAAATGGCAAACAATTCAGGCGTAAACTTAGACATCAGTAACCTATCGGTCGGTTTCTCGATCGGTGGCGGTACTACGAAAATCACGGTCACCCATAACGGAACTGGTAACCGAACATTCACAGGACAACAAGCAATCGTGCTAACGTTGCCAAATAGAGCGACTGATACAATAGTCGGCTATGGCGATTATAGCGCAAAGGGCGTGATCCTTGTGGGTACAGGCGCAGGAACCTTCAACGCTTTGACAGTTGGAGCCGATGGAACAGTTTTAACTGCTGCATCAGGTCAAACTACAGGCGTTCAATGGGCATCTGGAGCAGGAACCACTTACGTGGGTGGAGTCACTTCATGGACGAACGTGACAGGAACATCCCAAGCGATGGCGGTAAACAGTGGTTACGGAGCAAACAATGCTTCATTGGTCACTCTTACTCTTCCAACGACAGCAGCACAATATACCGTTATGAGAGTTCAAGGCGTTGGAGCTGGTGGATGGAAAATCGCTCAAAACAGTTCTCAAAACATTAATATAGGTAATCAGGTAACCACTACAGGAGTAGGCGGTAGCTTGGCTTCTACTAATGCAAACGACTCGATCGAATTGATCTGCACAGTGGCAAACACTACATGGGCAGCGATGAGCGGTTGGGGTAACATCACCGTAGTTTAAGAGGTAAAATGGCTACTCAAAACGGCGTAGATGATTATTTGATTTCGTTTCCTGGGGGTATTTGTCTTCCTAACGTCAAATACTCTCGGGTGAATTTTATCGCTGGTACTACAGGCAATAATGATATCTACACGGCTCCTGCTGGTCGTCGAGCTTTAGTCATGTTTAGCAACATGATTAATCAAAATGGTTCGACCAGCACTTGCAATCCAGCTTGGAAAATCAGCGGAACGTATTACAACATGAACGCTAACTCTTCCACGATTCCTTCAAACGTGGCGGTAGGCGTTGGGGTTTTATTAGACACAAGTGATTGTGGTTTTGTTTTAGAACCAGCAGAAACGCTTGCTTGGAATTGCCAAAGAATTAACGTTTCAGTCTATACGTCCATTATAGAGTTTGATAATTCAGCACCAGTGACTCTTAAAACTGTAAAAATCATTGGTTTAACCACTGGTAATAATACCGTCTATACGGTTCCAGCAGGAAAGAAAGCGATAATCTTTTCTGGAAATGGATTGCCTTTTTCCGCAACAAATAACGGCGGTATTTGGGTGTCTGTTGGCACGACTACTTTAACTGGCGGTACAATCAATTTAGTTCCTAGTGGTGGATCAGTTGCCGCTTCAAATCAAATTTATGGCGGTACTTTCTTCTCTAATGCGACAGTAAACGTCAAATGCCAAGCTGTTTTACAATCGGGAGATTTCATCAATGTAACGTCTGGAATCACAGATGCGACTTGTTTGGCTGCCGTAAACGTACTGGAGTTTTAATGGGAACAAATAATCCAATTAATAATAAAATATTCGGTCCTAATGGCGGTTTGTTCTTAGCTGGAGCCAAATTCATTTCGGCATTTCAGAAAGGCATCGCCATAGGAACCACCGATTTATACACGGCTCCCACTGGGAAACGTGCGATCGTATTTCCTTGCTATGGGGCGAATTGCAATACCACGGCTGTAAACGTCACCATGTCTCCCAAATTGAAATCGGGGGGAGTTTATTATGCCATGTCCACAACGGCTGCCGTTATAGGTCAAGGCGCAGCTATCAGTGCTGCCAATAAAAATGGAACGTTCATTCTTGAGCCTGGGGAAAGCGCATCGGTTACAGTGGCAACAAGCGCAGTCAATACCTTCGGTTATTCTATCATTGAATTTGACAGCACAATCCCATTAAAAACGGCTAGGGTAAACGCTTTAGGAGCTACCAATAACACGATTTACACGTGTCCTTCAAACACTTTGGCTTTTATTTTGGATCTTAACGGTCAAATGGCTTGCGGTACTTCAGTCGGTCAGCTTTTCTATACAAATAATTCTGGAAGCACAGCCTCAATAAATTGGTACGTTCTTAATAGCGGAGGCACAATAGGTAATTCATATAACGTTTCAGGTCAGGCTGTAGTTACAACAGCAGGAAGCAATTTAGCTGGTTTGACAGCCGCTAATCTGGGCGCAGGAGATACAATAGTCATTAGTTCAAATGTCGCCACCGCAGGCCAAGTCGCTTGGGTCAACGTAATGGAGTGTCCAGCATGACGCAAAATATCATCAATAACACCTTTATTTTGGCAAACGGTGGAATAGCAATGCTTGATCCCACCTTTCCCAATGCTAACCAAGTGATAAGCTCAAGCGGAATGAACGATCTTTATACCGTTCCAGCTGGAAGAAGAGCTTTGGTCGGTTCGATCATGGCTCAGTTACAGAGTTCAACTCTTACCGCTACCATGATGTTTAAAGTCAGCGGAACTTATTACAACGGTGGGACTATCGGGCAAACTTTGACTTCAACAGCCAAGCCCGGCAACCTCGCTTTGACTTTCCCTTTGATTTTGGAAGCAGGAGAAACATTAGCTGTTTGGCTTTCATCGGCTTTGTCTGTGAACGTGTGGCCTCAGATTATAGAATACTCAAACGTTTCGGCAATTAAATCAGTCAAAACTCTTAATCTGACAGCCACAAACGTTTTATGCTATACCGCTCCATCAACTAAAAAAGGATTCATTTTAGATCGACGATTGAACTATGGCGCTCCCGGTGCTTTTGTCTATACGACTACTAACGCAAGTTCAACCAGTTGCTATGCTATTTACCTTCCTAACGGTCAAGTCGTGGGGACTGCGTTTAGGATTGGAGAAACAATCGCAGTGGCAGGCGCTAACGCTGGTGGTATTTCCTCAGCTTCGATATCTAGCGGTCCTGTAGTCGCTTCAAGTGATGCTATTTATTGCAATGCCACTGCTGCTAATAACGCTTGTCTTTTATTCAACGTAGCGGAGTTTTAATGAATAAATTGCCCAAATGGAGAATTGGAGTAACGTTTCAAACCCATCACATGGTGGAAGTAGAAGCGGCCAATGCCGTTCAAGCTTGTGAAAAAGCTTTGAAATTGGCACAGGAAGACCCCGAATACTTTAAATCAGGCCATTCGGGACAGGTAACCAGTTGCATGGTAAACGATCGGGAGTCCAGAGATTTTGCGGTCTACGTGCCAGAATTCATCGTTAAAGGAGTACAAAATGAAAACCGATCTATTGCCGACGGGCAAGTTTAAAAAGGTCATGGCTGAATACGGCAATGGGACTTTGAAAACTTCATCTGGTGGACAGGTTAACGGACCTAAACAGGCCGAAGCAATCGCAGCCAGCGAGAGCGGACAAAGCTATAATCAACAAACAAAAAAACAAAAGAACGCCGATAGATTCGGCATGAGAGGATTCGTATGAGCAAGACTGTTATCCCATCGGATAAGATGCAAGAAAAACGCATGAATAACCCAGGCAAAAACGAGAAGTTTGTAGGGTCAAGAGCTGGCGGTCCTGCTGAGCACGCCATGACTAAAAACGCTTCGATTAAGCATCAAAACCCTGAATACTTCAAACGTCAATCAGATCGTAAAAATCACGATCAAGGTCCGTTCCAAATGAAGCAATTCAGCAAGGGGACGATGTATTAAGATAATCATCAACCCAAGCTTTCGCGAAGACTTGCAAGTCTTTTAAGTCAGCTTGGGGATTTTTGGTCATCCAGTTGAGTAGTCCGACCGAGTAGTTTTCCAGCATTCTTTTCATGCAATCAGCATAAGTATTGGTAGTTTGAATCTTGCAAGCTACTTCGCATTTTTCCAGATTTTCCTGCCCAACCAAGTCAGCAATACCATCGAAGTCACCGCTATTGATAATACTAAGAAACAGTTCATATAAAAGGGTATCCTTGCACTTGCTCGCTGAATGGGGAAACTTTTTTTGAAGGCTGCTCAGCTTGATATTTATGCTGGTAGATTTCTTTCTTCGTGATTGTACCGACGTCTCCATGAGTTCCCTTTTCTGCCTCTTGCCGGGCACGTATAATTGCTTCTCTTCTGGGAACTCCTTCCCCGAGAAGTTCCTTGATACGCTCGTGAATCCCGACTTTACTGATCTTGGAGGTCGGTGAATACGGATTCCATTCTGTGTTTTTCTGCATTCTAAAAATGTCTGGTGGGAGGTTAAGCTCCTGATTTCGTCCAGGATTATACTGTTGTTTGTTTTTTTGTCCCGGATGATTTTTTTCATAGTCAGCCTTACCGGGTTGGCTTTGTTCTCCATGTCCTTGAAGGACATCAACTCCCAAGTTAACTGTTCCCCAAGGTTCTTTTTGATACATGATTTCTCCAATGTAAAGCGGCTTTACTTTTGCGGTGTTTGTTTCAAGCGTATGAGCTTCGCTTGCTCATACGCTTCTTTGACACATGGCTGGTCTTTGGTCATGAGATAAACCATTTCCATGTCTAACGCCGTCATGAGCATGAATCGCCTCACTAGTTCGCGAATGTGACATGGTTTGCCGTGGATCATTTACTATTTTTCTCTTCTTCTGCTTGAGCGAGAAGGTGAGCTTTAGTTGCCCCAAAAACCGCATCAGCATTGAATAGGACGATATTCATTAACCAAACCAATACAGCATTGGGGTTAGTCTCCGCGCAATGTACAAACGCATTGTGGCGCGCTTTAATCATGAGCATTTCAGTGAGTGTAGGAGGATCGAGAACCTCTGTTCCTTCTTCTTTGATTAATTCATCAAGGAAGGCATCTAACTTGTCTAAACGAGCGGCCATTTTGACTGCGCTCTCTGGGACTCCTTCGTGCATCTCTTTAACCGCCTGTTGTCCTGCTTTGTTGACTCCGCTTTGAATCGCATCCAATTCTTTCTTACTTGGTTTTTGCTTTTCAGGGAATGTTTTTACATTAGCTGGTTTTGGTTTTACAGGGTTCAAATTGTTGTGCATTTGAACCGTGACAGGTTCTTTTTTCTTGGCCATGAATTTCTCCTCTAGTTTTTCTAACCGTTTTTTAAGACTTTTTTTCATTGTTTTCCATCAATTTAGTGTTGTCATCTGGATGACCAAACATTTTGACCATACGATTGACAAGGTATCTGAATTCCGTTTGGTCGATAATCCCATCATGAAAAAGGGATTCCGCGCAACCGTGAGACCTATAGAAAGCCCTTTTCTTTTCGCCTGGGGTTACCGGGTGCATGTTACCTCGTTGGTGAAAATCTATCACAAGCCAAAATACCGCCTGTGTTATATTTACACTCTTTTTTAAATGGTTCGTCGAATTCAATTTGTTTGGCTTGCTCATCCGTATAAAAAATGAAGTTGCCTTGGCTTATGATAAACCACTTGTTTTTCTCTGGGGTAAAGAGAAAGCAAGGCTGAGTATCATACCCAGGCACTCCAGCATCAAGCGAACAGAGTTTCTCTTCGATTGATCCCAAACAAATGGGGTGTTCGCCACCATCAATGTAAAACGTTCCCGGCTCAGTGAAAACCACTCTCAATTGAGCGAGGTTAACCATCTTGGGCAATACGAATCTGCCTTTGTTGAAGTGAACCAAATTGATTGATTCAGCAGCCAACTCATAGACGTTTCGATTATTCTGGATCATAGGTATTACTTGCATTTTCCTCCTGTTCGGTGCAAAAAATTCCGAGTATGTTCAATAATTGTTTTCCTGTCTTTTGATTGAATACCTTACTTGAGAAATTAGGATCATCGTATGTATCCGAAGTATTGTAATTGGTAATTAACAACGAATTCAAAATAGACCATTCCTGTTTAGTACAGATGATTTCAGCGTCTATTTCATCGCCTTCTAAATACCTTCCCCGAATGAAAAGAAATTTCTCATTGGTTTCTCTATCGTAAGCCATGATTTTGAATTTAGTTTTCTTAAAATCCTTCATGAAATCCAACTCAGGCAACCGCTTCAATATTTGGTAAAACATGGTTGATTTTCTGATTGAGCATTTTATTCTCATTTCGCAACTCTCTTATCTTTAATCGTTTGGCCGTGGTGAACAAATACCCTATTTGTTCAACACAACATTTAATTAGGAAATGTGCATGGGTGGGAAAATACCCACCCAGTGCACACCTTACCTATTTAGCTAATTGAGCCATTTTCTCCGTCAACGTCCAAAGTGCTGTATTCAGTCTGACGTTCTCATTAACCGAATTCACTGGACGAGTTTTCATTCTCGAACCTTCTTCGGTTCTGTATCGAACACCACCACGAATGATATTCTCTTGGATTACGTTGAATGTTGTCCAAAGGTCAGCGTTCGTGTCCGCTGAACGTCTTGGCTCAAGCAATTTGGTAGGCGCGATTAACTCGTTTCCTTCGTCCCATCTTAGCGTTGCAGCCGTCTCAGCATAAACTATTTTCTGTTCTTGAGAAAGGGGAATACCTTTCCATTCAATAGCTTTTGTTACGCTGATTGGAACGATTTCGATTAAATCGTTTGCCGCTTCTACGACTTTTTCGATCACGTCGCCTTGGTGTTTAACGCGACGGCAAAATACTTCGTCACCTACGATCATGCCATTTGAGCAAACAAGGCGGTAAATCCCTGCTCTCAATTGATAGCTGCTTGATCCGTCATGGCTATTGACCATTACGATCTCAGGCAACACACCGCCTTTCTCAACGGCTGACTCATGACGAAAGCGCATGACGTGCTTAACGTAATTCTTTTTGTCTTCGTTACGTGTTCTTGATTGAAACGCCGTGACAGGATGAAAGCCAGATGAACGAAGGCCGCGTACAACTTCAATCGTTGGAATGAAGCCGTATTTGTCGCTTACTCTATCTGACCCACCAGTAGCAAACACGCTTGGAACGAGTTTGTTTAACTGGACTTCATCTAAAAACTTTTGCATATTAACCTCGTAAGTTATTCGATTTATTGGGGGGAGATTCGCAGTCTCCCTTTTTTTATCTCCGACACGTCGTCTTTGATATGGTTCAATATTAACAAACGCGGTTTTTAAGCACAAGAAGAAAAGAAAAACATGGCAAATAAAATCATAAAAAGCTATGAATAAGGACAGCCCAACACAAAAAAACTAGGTTTGTCAATGACAGGATTATCTCGCCCAAGACCTCGCCACAAATTCAAAGCCAGAGCATGTGAATCGGACGGTATTAAGTTTCCTTCCTTATTGGAAGCTAGGTATTACGCTCAGCTAAAATTGCGAGAAAAGGCAGGAGAAGTGCTGTTTTTCTTGCGTCAAACACCATTTCATCTGCCGGGTGGCGTGAAATACGTCGTTGATTTTACTGTGTTCCTTGCGGACGGCTCTATAGAATTTATAGATACCAAAGGAAAGGACACTCTACTTAGCAGTTCTAAACGAAAGCAAGTTGAAGCCCTGTATCCTATCGAAATCAAGATAGTAAAGGCATAAAATGAGTCAGGCAAAACTTCACCCTAATAATATCGCTAATCTAGCTCACAAACATAAAACTTGTTTGACTAGTTATGAGATAATTGTACCTGCTGCAAACTTACAAAAGTTTGAAGAGAAAATAGTTTTTGGAAGAAAAACCCCAGCATTTGATTTTTGTTTTACTAAGCATTCTTGGGGGAATGACATAAAACCTATTTACGATTCATTGAAAACAAATTATGAAAGAGAATGTGGCGATTTAACTAAATTCGACGATCCTCAATATATTTATTTTGTCATTGCTTCTGAATTAGCCCCAGGATTTAAAAAAACAGAAAACTTTAAATATGTTGGATTAATTGAAGTTTTTGATGATGTTATTCAATTTATGTGGTTGCATCCTTTTTTAAGAAATAAAGGCTTAATGACTTTGTTTTTTCAATGGTATGCCGAAGAAGAGAATATGTTATGTCTTCAACCACCAGTTTCTAATTCTTGTTCTGCCATGATGAAAAAAGTTCAAGATCAAATCATTAATGATAAAAAACTTTTCTCTATTCAAATGGAATTTTCAAGGAGATATTTTCGAAAAAGAGTTCCTAGAGCTGACGTTGATAATTTGACAGACGAAGAAGTCATGAAAGTTAGACAGGCAATGGAAATATTCTCCGCTGTGTCAGACGAAAGACCTGAAGGTTTAGACTGGGATAAAGCAGTAGAAATTGCTTGTAAATCCATCAAGTTCATTAATGAAAATCCTCAGCTTCAAAATGAATTGCAAGAGTGGGCAGATAAAAACGTTGATGCAGAAACATTGCATGAAAAAATGAAAAATTTCAGAAAATATGGCTCAACCAAAGAAATCTAAAAAAAGGTTAAAAATGGCTTGCGAAATCACAGTCAAAGTCAAAGACAGTTTAAAGTCGATGACAAAGAAATCTAGGGTTTATTCACCTGTCACGGCTGATTATACAGATCCCGAAGTGGATAAGCTCGTTGCTGACGCAACTAAGAATTTTGGTGGCGAACCTACCAAAGTAACAGTCACAATCAAAATTATAGAGGATTAAATGGAACATCTAGACTACATGACCAAAGTGGAGTTTATTCTAGCCCACCGAAACAATATCACTCTCGAAGAATTCGAGGCGATTGACCCATTGAAGGCCACCACTGATTTCGAAGGAATCAAGGAATTGGTCGACCGCGTTCATACTTCACTCGTTCAAAGGTTAGACCAAGATGAGCTTGGCATGACTTTATCCTTCGACGATGAAGCTGGTTTTTTCATTCTTACGTATGTTTCTAGAGGCAAGTCAATCTTTCAAGTGAAAATGACTCCACAATCTTTTGAAAAACTAAGCGCAGATATGATAAGAGTAATTAAAAACTATAATCTAAAGCGTTTAGACGATTATCAAGCAAAAAAGGCACTTGAAGATGGCAAAAAAGAAGAATCAAGCGGAAGCAACGAAGACCGAGGAACGCCCAGCAGTGGAATGGTCGACGGAAAAACGGAAGATATCAGACCTGAAGGATCATCCGTACAATCCGAGAATCCTGACCAAACACATGGCGGAGAAACTCAAGAGATCGTTTAAGAAGCACAATTACGTCGAACTTGCAGTAGTCAATGCTGATAACATGATTATTGCAGGCCATCAACGCATTCGCACTATGAAGGCGATTGGATGGGATGATAAGGAAATCGAGGTAAGAGTACCAAACCGATTGCTGGATCAGCAAGACGTGGACGATTATTGCCTTGCTTCGAATAAAGTCTCAGGTGATTTTGACGACGATCTTTTAACCAGTCATTTCTCAGATGATTTCCTTAAAGAAATTGGATGGACAGATGACGAACTTGGGCTTTGCGGTGACGATGAAGAAGTCGAAGGCATTGACCCAGAAGAGAAACTTGCAATCGAAGTGACTTGCGCGACTGAGCAAGAGCAAAGGACTCTATATGAGGAATTACAGGAAAGGGGGCTAACTTGCCGACTTCTAACGCTGTAAAAATCGACATAACCAAACGATTACCGGAATCGAACCACTTTAACAGCAAGTGGGTCAGAGATCGTTATGATCTCGACGTGAAGTTATACGAAAAAAACTGGAAGTTTGAGTTTAAATTCCCTGACGAATGGCAGATTGGTTTGATCGTAGGCAATTCGGGATCTGGGAAAAGCATTATCGCTCGTGAAATCTTCGGTACGGTCTATCAAGATCAAGTGCTTTCAAACGTTTCAGTGCCACTTGTCGAAGCGATGGGGTCGCATGACATGCAAGACATAGTGAACGCGCTAACAAGCGTAGGCATGGGCAGCACGCCCGAATGGATCACCCCCTATGCTTTCCTATCAACTGGGCAAAAGATGCGCGCTGACCTAGCTTTCTGTTTGTTGAATGATAAAGAAACGATCGTGTTTGACGAATTCACTTCCGTAGTGGATAGACAAGTCGCCAAAGTGGTCAGTCATTCGATTGCAAAGGCATATAGGAAGAAGCATAAGCAGTTTGTCGCTGTCACGTGTCATCATGACGTAGAAGAATGGCTTGAACCTGATTGGGTCTTGGATATGGACCTAAAGGAGTTTCGAGACTCAAAAAAAGACGGCCGAGTCTATCCTTCGAGATTCGCTGCTGTGAAAGGAAGGTTTGGAGTGCTTTCAAAGATTATCACTATTTGAGCCATTCCTTAGCAAGTAACGTAGATTGCTATCTTGGGTTGATTGATGGCAGACCGTGTGCGTTTATATCGGTGATCTTCTTTCCTCACCCCAAAGCAAAAAACGTTTACAAAACCCATCGTTTGGTGGTACTGCCAGAATATCAGGGTATTGGTCTTGGCAGAATCATGACCGATGAGATAGCAAGAATGTACGTAGAAAATGGCAAACGATACAGGGAAACAACCAGTCATCCTGCTAGAATTGCGTCACATAAAAAGAATAAGAATTGGATATGTTGCCATCAAGGAAGACAGGTAAACAATTCAAAAACTGGGATTGGTCTCGGTGGGGATTCAAAAAACCGATTCACAACCTCATGGGAATTCATAGGTAAACCATGACAGAAGAAAAACCAAAAAGGCAAGTAACGCCGACGGTTCGAACTGAAAAAGATTCCAAAAAAGGAAAAAAAGGCACTAAAGGCAGACCAGAACGAGAATACGATTCTAAAATCTTTGAGAATCTATGCCGTGCTTTGTGTACCGTAGACGAAATCGAAGCCATTCTAAACACCAATCAAAAGACCCTTAACAAGTGGTGTGAACGGTTTTACAAGAAAACATTTCAAGAAGTCTATGAAGGATTCAAACTTCATGGCAAAGCCAGCCTTCGACGAATTCAATTCAGATTAGCAGAGAAAAACGCAGGTATGGCTATCTTTTTGGGTAAGAATTTACTGGGTCAAACCGATCAAATCGTCCAAAAAGTCGAAACGAAACAACAAGTAACCCACAAGGCTATTCTCGAATTGCCTGACAATGGAAGGCGATATGTTGGTAGAAGAGAGGATTAGACCGCAAGAAGGGCCTCAAATGGACTTTCTCGCATCAGAAGCCGACATCGTGATTTACGGTGGAGCAGCTGGTGGGGGAAAAACCTTCGCATTATTGCTTGAAGCCCTTTGGCACAATGAAACGTCTGGTTTTTCATGTGTCATATTCAGGAAAAACGCTAACCAAGTTAGGAATCCCGGTGGTCTTTGGGATACTTCAGCACCGTTATTCATGAAATTCGAAGGCATACCCAAACAATCATCCTTAGAATGGGATTTCCCATCAGGAGCCATCGTTAAATTTGCTCACATGGACATGGAGAAGGATAAATACTCATGGCAAGGATCTCAAATAACACTCATAGGATTCGATGAACTCACACACTTTTCTTGGGGTCAGTTCGTTTATATGCTTTCTCGCAATCGTTCATTATGCGGTATCAAGCCATATATCAGGGCTACAACTAATCCTGACCCTGACAGCTGGGTACGCAAGTTTATTGATTGGTGGATTGACAATGATAGTGGCTATGCTATCCAAGAGAGATCGGGATTAATCCGCTGGTTTATCGTGGTCGGAGATGAAACGATATGGGGAGATTCAAAGTCTGAATTGAAGGCGAAATATCCAGAATCGTTGCCAAAGAGTGTGTCTTTTATCGCTTCGACTGTTTACGACAATCAAATCCTTTTGAAAGAAAACCCCGATTACTTGGCGAACCTTCAAGCATTACCTCGTTTCGAAAGGGAACAGCTCTTATTTGGTAATTGGAATATCAGACCGACAGCTGGAGTCTTTTTCCAACGTACTTATTTTGAAGTAATTAATGTACTGCCGAGGAATTTAACATTTGTTCGTTATTGGGACAGAGCTGCGACTCGTAAGACTGAAAATAATGATCCCGATTATACAGTTGGAGTTAAATTGGCTAAAGATGATAAAGGAGTTTTTTACATTTGCAACATAGTTCGATTGCAAGAAAGCCCTCTTCACGTGCAGAATGCAATTAAAAATACTGCTTCACAAGATGGCGTTATGACGAGGATAGGAATTGAGCAAGACCCAGGTCAAGCTGGAGTTTCCGAAGTTGATCTCTTGCTGCGTATGTTATCTGGTTTCAACGTCAAACCTTATAAAGCAACGAAAGATAAAATTACAAGAGCAAGTCCAGTGAGCGCGCAAGCCGAAGCTGGCAATATCAAGGTGCTCAAGGCTCCTTGGAATGAAGATTTATTCAGGGAGTTAGAGAATTTCCCCGAAGGTCATCATGACGATATAGTGGACTCATTGAGCGGAGCTTTCCTCATGCTGACTGAGGATGCTTATGATCTGTACGCTCTAACAACCATTTAGGAGAAAAATGAGAAAAAAACCCGATGTTATTGCCACCCCAGTGATGCACCTTGATTCCGTTAAATTGGAACAAGAATACAACGCAGAACCGAATAGGTTCCGTGACTCATACAATATGTCCAAGAAAATCGACGAAGAAGCCCAAAAGGTGATTCGTGGAGATGGTGAAGTCCACGGCGATGGATGGATGAACGTATTGACTGGGCTTGGCATTTGCGGTCGGGACAAGAAGCAAAACGGAACCTTCTTGATGACCAACATTTTTAACCGTTCGGAACTCGATCAAATGTACCGATCGGACGGAGTTGTTAGGTTAATCATTGACCTTTTTGCTCAAGAAATGATCCGTCAAGGATGGGAAATCGAGGGCGATTCTGCTGGTAAAATCGTAGGTAAATTGGAAGAGTTGAGCTGTAATCAGGCTATGACCAATTTAATCAAGTGGGCTAGACTATACGGTGGTGGCATTTGTATCATGGGGATTGCAGATGGTTTACCTTTAGATCAACCAGTTGACGAGGCAGGTATTAGAGATGTTCAATGGCTCAGAGTCTTCGACCGTTATCAGGCTTATAGCAGGGACGGAACCTTTGAAAGTGACCTTAATTCGCCGAATTACGGTTTCCCGAACGTCTACACAGTCAACGATAACAGAACTGGTGCGGTTTTTTTCGTCCATTATTCGCGTATCCTTCGTATGGACTGGAATATCCTCCCACCAAGATGGCAGAACTTCAACCAAGGATGGGGCGATCCTCTTGTCCAAACTGTTTACCAAGAACTGCGGAATTATTCGACGGCTTTTTCTAACACTGCGACGATTTTTGAAGATTTCGTAAATTCAGTTTTATATATTCCGAATTTAGCACAGATTATGGCCTCTGCATGTGGCGACAATACTGTGATGAAGCGTTTGAACATTTTAAATTTGGCCAAGTCAAACACCAATACTGCCATTTTGGATGCCAATGAAAGGTATGAAAAGCTTACTACAAACGTTAATGGTATTTCTGACCTTTTGGATCGCTTCATGGTCGCTCTCTCTGCTGTCACAAGAATTCCTGTATCCTTGCTGTTCGGACGAAGTGCAGCAGGGCTTAACTCTACTGGAGAGAACGATGTCCGCAATTTCTATGATGCTGTTAAGCAAGAACAAGAAGCCAAGCTTCGTGGAGTACTTGAGAAGCTTATTCGATATATAATGATTTCCAAAGACGGTCCTTTGAACGGAATCGAGCCAGAAGACTGGTCTATTGCATTCGTTCCTCTTTGGCAAAATTCGGAGGAACAAGATGCGATTACAAGAAAACTCGTGGCTGAAACGGATTCTATGTACATTGATCGTGGCGTACTTGATCCAAGCGAAGTCGCAGTATCAAGATTCGGAGGTAACAAGTGGTCAATGAATACCGAAATTGACCTCAAAGAACGTGAACGCATGAGCGAACACCCCGAAGAATTGGAAGAACTCGAAGCAGAAAAAGAAAAACTCACAGGTCCAAATCCAACAGAAGGCCCGGATATCATGGGTACAGGATTGCCTGGGGCTGCATTCAGGAAGTCTTATTAATGGATGAAGTCAAGTTGTCCAAAATCAGGCAACGGAAGCTTGAGACTCCCAAAGGGAAAAAGAGACCGCCTAATTGGCTTTACCCTAACGGAATCGAACGCGAATACCATCGCGATCTTAATTCATTGGTTCGAGAATTGAAGGATTTAATCAAGACGGTTTTGATTCCCGAAATTCCCTCGATGCTAGATGAAGTTGAAGGCAAAATGCCGAATGATCGAGCCGACGATTATCTTTCAAGATTAAACTCATTGATAATTTATATCCGCAAAGCTATACAGAATAAAGTAGAAAATACTATACGTGATGCGGAGCAGGTCAGTGTTCAAATCAACCGATTCAACAAGAACCAATTCGAAAAGATTAACAATTCAATATTTGGTATTGATATTTTTATCGGCGAACCTTGGCTTGGCGATCAACTTAAGTTGTTTGCTGCACAAAATGCCACTCTCATTAAATCGCTCCCAGATCAGGAGTTGGAAAGAGTTAGCGGAATCATAGAAAGAGGACTGCAAGAAGGTAAAAGATTTACCGAAGTATCAAAAGAGTTACAAAAATCTTTTGGTATTAGTCGCAGACGTGCTACGTTGATAGCAAGAGATCAAACCAAAAAATTGAACTCTTCTTTAACTATGCTTCGACAGAAAGAATTAGGGGTTGAAGAGTACATTTGGCAGACTTCTGGTGATGAACGAGTAAGGCCGACACATAGAGCAAACGACGGCAAGAAGTTCAGATGGGATACGCCACCAAAAACTACAGGGCATCCCGGCAATGATGTAAATTGCCGATGTATAGCCCGACCAGTGTTAGACAAACTTTTAGATTTAGGGTAGTAAATGGCAGAGGAAATATCGAAAATAAGAGAAAGGCCGGGCGAGTCTAACGCTGGCAAATATCCCAATGTCAAAAAATCAAACTTCGCAGGTCCCGATGGTACATTCCCAATCAATAACGTGGCCAGAGCTAGAAATGCGTTGGCTAGAGCGCATAACGCAAAAAACCCAGAAGCCATCAAAGAAAAAGTCTACAACAAATTTCCGGGACTCAAAGAGAGACACAAAGCGCGCGAGGGCATAGATGCAAAAAAATATGACGCTTATAAATCTCGCTAGATACGATAAGAATATCGGGTATAACGAGACTAAAATTACGGATGAAGGTTATATCAAGGGACGTGCAATCGTAACTCGCTGCGGAGTTTTTCTTTACAAGAATGCTGACGGTACAGTACGAAAGGAATTAAGACACCCAGACGACGTGCGCGAAGCGGAAAGTTTAGAGTCCATGAAAATGATTCCTGTTGTAGATGGCCATCCACCCGAACGTTTAGTTAATGCCGACAACGCTAAAAAGTTAGCGATTGGCTACACTGGAGAAACGATCGAGGACGAGTACCCGCATATAATAGCAAACATGGTCATTACTGACAAGAACGTAGTCGAGAAGATTAAGGATAAAAAAAAGAATGAACTATCCTTGGGTTACACGGTTGATCTGATCCCAGAAGGTGGCGTTTATAACGGTGAGCCATATGACTTCCGACAATCCAATATCCGCTACAATCACCTAGCTTTAGTCGACGAGGCGCGAGCTGGCCCTGAGGCAAGAATTGTCTTAGACGGAGAAGACGCAGTGTTAATCAATCAAGAGGAGGCCATCATGGCAAACAAGAAATTAAGAAAGGTCAAGATTGACGCTGAGGAATACATGTTAGAGGATGATGCCGCCAACTCTGTTGAAGGTCTCATGCAAAGACATGAAAAACTCATGCAAGAACTTGCCCAATGTAAAGAAATGATAGATAAAGCTCACGCAGAGCGAGACAGTCTACGTGATAAAGATCATCATGATCCAAAGATGGTTCATGAACCTTTATCAGGAGAAAAGTCCGAGGAAGACGAAATCGGTCCTCGGGGAAAAGAAGAAAAAGATCCGATCGACACGTATGGGATGCAGTCTCACGTGAAAGATTATGAAAAACCCTCTCATATGAAGGAGCATGTTGTGTCAGAGCCAAAAAATCAGCATTACCCTCATGATCTGCCACACATTCCAAAGGTCGATCATGCAGAATTTAGCCGTCGCGTTAAAGAACGTGTTCGTCTTGAAAAACTATCGGAAAGGTATCTTGATAAAAATACCGTTGCGAGAATGGATGGACTCTCTGAAATGGAACTTAAGAAACGTCTTATTATGTCCATTCAAAAGAACGCCAACCTCGAAGGCAAGAGCGATACTTATATCAATGCTCGGTTTGATTCCGTGCTTGAAGAGTTGCCTGGACAAAAAGTTATTGCAATTCCATCACGCATGGATGCCAATCAAGAAAAAGATATGGCAGACTCAGGCAGTGCTAGACGTGCAATGATCTCTAGACAAAAAGAAGCCTATAAAGCAGGGAGAAAATAACCATGAGCTTTCCACCAGTATCAGGACAAACAAGTTATAATTATTTGATGGCGCAGGCTGCTGCTGCTGGTCAAATTTATGACATCGGTTTTAACAACGTTCTTTCGCCAGTATCGGCGCTAGAAAACATTCCAATCGGCTTGGGTGTAGCAAAAGTGATCGGGCAAGACATGCAAGTCCGCCTACCACATTTGGACATCGTAGCCGTTGCCGCTTCAACCGCTTTGGTCGCAAGCAACAGCACAGTCGTAACATTGAATGGTATCGCGTTAACTCCAGTGGTATACGCCACAAGCAACGCAGCTACACTCGCAGCCATCGCGGCTCTGATTGCAGCTCAACCTTTCATTGCCTCAGCAGTTTCTAACGGTACTGACACAATCACAATCACAGCTCAACAGGGCTTCCCTGTAAGTGCAGTGTTCGTGACTACTGCTGGTGCTGGTCAACCTACTTGGACTGATACTTATAGCAGCGACAGCGTATTTTACGGCGTGGCTCTATACATTCAGAACAAGATGAACCTGCTCGGTCCTCAAGGCTCTGCTGGTGGCGCACCTTACTTCCCAGGCGATGCCGTGCCATGTATGACTCGCGGTCGTGTATGGGTCACAGTTGAGAACACAGTAACCTCTGACAGTCCAGTTTACTGGAGGATCACTCCTACATTGGCAAACCCTCAAGTGGGTGGTTTTAGATCTGATTCAGATAGCGGAAATGCTATTTTACTTCCTGCGACTACAGGTATCCGTTGGATACTCGGTGCTACAGCTGGTAACTTGGCCGTTCTGGATATTAACCAACCATAATTTAGGAGAGAAAAGTCATGTTGCCAAAAATCCAAAGTGTGGCGTTAGACGCCAATGAAACTTTCTTCTTCGCTCGGGAACTTGAGTATATCAAGTCGAAGTCGTATGACATCGAATTTCCAGAGATGAAGGCATTTAAGCATATCCCGATCAGCACTGAAGCTGGCGAGGGTGCTCAGTCAATCACATACGCTCAGTTTGAAGAAACTGGCTTCGCTCGTGTTATCGAGTCGTATGCAGATGACCTTCCAAGAGCTGATATTCGCGGTAAAGAATACACCTCACCTGTTAAATCCATCGGGGTTTCCTATGGATACAGCGTGCAGGAAATTCGCGCTGCGATTTACGTTGGACGTTCTTTGACACAAAGACAAGCCAACGCAGCACGAAGAGCAAACGACCAAAAGATCAACCGTCTTGCTTGGTTTGGCGATAACACCTATCGTATTTTAGGTCTTATCAATAACACCAACATTCCAGCGAACTTTGTTCCTGCTGACGGTACTGGTGGAACAACTCTCTGGGTCAATAAAACGCCTGACCAAATCTTGCGTGATATGAACCAAGTGACGAATTCTATCCCAGCGATCACTAAAGGCGTTGAGATGCCGAACACGCTTCTCTTGCCAATTCCTCAGTACACACTGATTGCTTCTACACCAAGAAGCTCGGTTTCTGACACGACTATTTTGGAATACTTCATCCAAAATAACCCGTTTGTCACAACCGTGGATTGGGTGCCAGAATTACAAGGCGCAGGCCCTGTACAACAAGCACCAAACCCAACAGTGCCAGCAGATATCTTCATCGTTTACGATAAGAATCCTGATAAACTGACTATGGAAATCCCGATGCCATTCACTCAGTATCCTCCACAAGAGCGCGGACTTGAGTTCGTTGTACCTTGTGAATCAAGATACGGTGGGATCATCGTTTACTATCCATTGTCACTCACAATCGGGGAAGGTATTTAATGGCTTTACTGAATTACTCAAGAGTCAATGTGCTCACAATTCATTTTGCGAAATGTGAGCCTTGCATCCTAATGCCGGGCATTAACGAAGTTAGTGCCGACATCTTAGCTCTTCTGTTGGTTCATCCATCAGTAAAAGCTTTGATTAACGACGGCAAATTGGTTGTCATTGAAGACCAAAAAACTTCAGATGGCAAGCGTAGTGTTAATGATATGTTGGCCTACATACCAAAAATCTTTGACACTAAGCTTTTGAAAAAGATCATCAAAGATGATGGTCGGGATCAAGTTGTCCAATCGGCTAAAGACCAATTAGACACCATTGTAAATCCTAAGAAACCAGAACAAGGCAAAGAAGAAAATGAGCATTTCCAGTAGTGCCATCTTAGATGCGCTGTTCCTCATAGCTCCGCAGTTTCAAACCACAGATCCAACGATCTTGGCTAACTATTATTCTCTCATTGACCTGATAAGATGTCAGGTTAATGAGAGGATTTTGGCTTGCTGTGGTGTCATGGTGTTCGCGTTTCTTTTAGCGCATTACTTGACGCTTCAAACCAATCCTAATTTGGGTGTTTATTCGCAGATGGCAGAGGGGCAACTCTCTATCGGATTCAACGTAAACGCAGATATTAGCGTTCTCAATCTGACTCCATACGGTAGATCGTATGTTGACCTGATTAATAGAACAGTGGTGGGAAGCACAGTGACCAATCTTCCAGTCGTTTTAGGTGGAGTAATACAGAATATGCCTCTCGGTTGTTGTGGTGGTGGGTATGGATGGGGTTATGGTAATCCCGGTGGGGTCTAGGAGTGATAAATGGCTAATTCGAAAGTGTCCGACGATCGGAAAGCATTCGATCGAATCACGAAAGAATTAGCTCTCCTTCAAGATTCTTATGTCTTGGTCGGGTTTCAAGAGGGTTCGGTAACGCACGCTCAAAACAAAGATCAACGCACGAAAAAACCTGGGCTTTCCATGCCAGAAATAGCAGCAGCGAACGAGTTTGGGACAGATGACATCCCAGCGCGTCCGTTTATGCGAACGTCCTACGATGATAACAAGGCTCAAATTGATCGGGTGATTACCAAAGAATACGACAAAATCGTAGATGGTCAATCAACTGTGAAAAGAAGTCTTGGTCTAATTGGTCTATTCATGGTCGATCTTATTCAGCAAAAGATAAGAGCGATCACCACTCCACCAAACGCTCCTAGTACCATAAAGAAAAAGAAGAGTTCCAAGCCGTTAATCGACTTTGGACAAATGATAAGCGCAGTAACCTCAAAGGTAGTTTTAAAGTGAAAGATCGAGAAGTAAAAGAGCCGAAAGGCAAGGGTAAAATCCCTAAGAAAGACTTGAAGAAAGCAGTTAAAAAAGTAACTGAAGATCGTCAAGAAAAACCAACTAAGGCGAAAAAGGCGAAATGAGTTCACCATTTGAATTTTTTAGAACACCGATCCAGATTAGACGCTTCACACAAGGCTTCTATTTGAATGGACAATGGCAAGAGGGGAGTCAAGTCACTCTCTCTGGCAATTTTGTCACTGGTAACGTGATCTATATAGTTCTTAACGGTGTTGCTTTAACTGCCATTCCTTATACCACTAGTCAAGCTGTCACGATGGGTCTAATAGAAGCAGCTTTACTCGCACAACCGAACATTCAACAAGTAGATATCAGCCAAGATTTATTGACCTTAACAGTCGTTCCTCTTCAGCCGAATTTGTCCTTCATGAATAGTTTTACGGTGGTGAGCGGTGCGTCGCAACCCACGGCGACAATCTTAAACTCACCATTTATTATACCAGCAACCGCAAGCGTTCAGCCGTTGGGCAAAGATGTGGCATTGGTTCCTGAAGGTCGAAGGGATAAGGCAGATTTTGTCTTCTTCACTTCGACTCAAATTTATGGAGTCACCACTCAAAACCCCGATCAAGTTACTGTTATTAAAGCTCCATTTACTGGAATAGTTTACGAAGTATATCAAATTAATGATTGGCAGAATAATGCTAATTTCAATTTAGTTAATCATTATAAGTTTGCTGCTTTAAGACTTCATCCATTGCCGGGGGTTTTATAATGGCGATTGATTTTCAAGTGGTGCGAACGAATCTCTATAATTGGGCGGTTGCAAACTTGCCGTCTGGAATGCCAGTGATCTATTTGTATCCCAACGCTCCCAGACCAACAGTTGATTATGTCTCGCTTTACATTTCTTCGATTAACCAGATCGGTTGGGATTGGACACAAGACCCACTCGATAATACTGGAATTTCCGAAATGGTTGGCGATAGGGAATTCACGCTGCAAGTTCAAGGTTATGGTGGCGATCCCATGACTGTAATTCAAAATTTGAGAACTTCATTGCAAAAACAGACTGTTTTAGATAGTCTACGGGTTAATGGAATCGTGTTTGTTAATTGGTTTCCTGTGAACGATGTGACCCAATTAATAGATACCAGATATGAGCAACGCGCTTCAATGGATGTGCTCTTCCGAATCGCGGACGTCTCGACAGACAATTTAGGTGTCATTGACACGGTTGTACTACAGGAAGTATTCCAGAACGCAACTGGTGCTACCGTGTACGATGAAACATTTATTATACCGCCAACTTAGGAGGGGCTATGCCACTTAGCAATATTGTAAACGTGCAGATCACGAGGGAAACTCAAAGTGTCTCCGAAGCTGGCTTTGGGACTTTGATGGTGCTCGGCACAAACAAAAATTGGAATGATCTAATAAGACAATATTCCAATATGCAAGAGATCGCCGAGGACTTCAATCCTTACGATCCTGAATATATCGCAGCTCAAGATTTTTTTGCTCAACCTGTAACGCCTCCATTCCTTTATATCGGACGTCGAACAGTTGACACCGTAGGAATCGACGTAGAAACAGCGATGCCAAATCAAAACTACACTGCGACGATCAACGGTAACGCCGTAACGATCAACTCAAATACAAGCGTTCAAGATTCAGTCGTCACATTGACTGGAATCATGACGTATACCATCACTTTCAGCTCTGATTTTAATGCTGGAACTACAGCGATTATTCCAACAGTTAACGGTGTTGCTTTAGCATCTACCGCTTGGACGACAAACCAAGCCACCACAATTGCAGCCGTTGCCACCGTCATTGCAGGCGCAGCAGGCGTGACAAGCGCGACAGCTTCAGGTGATGTCATTACAGTTGTTTTTGCTGCGTCAGCGACCGCTACAGTCAATTCTGTATCAGTTGCAGGAACAGGGTCACAACCAACAGTTGCGATCACAAACAACGGTCCTTTGGTAGCAAGCAACTCAATCGCAGTATCGGTAAACGGTGTAGCCCTTTCGGGTTCTCCTTTCACATACGCTACAAGCAGCGTTGCGACATTGACCACCATAGCAAACGCAATCATCGCTCGATTGAATACTGGTTATACTCCAGGCATTGCAACAGCGATAATCAGCGGTGTAAACAACAACATTCTGACGATCACAAGCAATCCGAATCAAGGCGGTGTTGTCACAACATTCACAGTCTCAGCAGGAGCATCTCAAGCAACCGCTGGCATCGTGAACACAAACCAAGAAACAGATGCCAATACCATCGCAAGTGCTTTGGCAACGGCAATCAATGCGTTTAGTCCTCCTCTTGGCGTGACAGCGACAACTCCAGCAGCCCCAGACGGAACACTTTCGATTACAGCAAACGTGGCAGGGGTTCCTTACACCTTGGCTGTATCGACCAACATAACGAATCCGATTCAAGCAAGGGTATTGATTACCCAAGCTATCCCAAATCAAGCGTACACCGTTATCTTGAATGGGACTTCATATATCTATCAGGCTCCAAATAACGTCACTGGCAACGAGCAAATCGCGGCTGGATTGGTTGCGTTAATCAATCTTCCTGCTGGTTCGATCAGTGCGACTGACAATGGAAATGGTTCGTTCGAAGTAAACAGCGGATCGGCATTCTTAATTCAAGTGGTTCCTCTCGAAGCAATGGTGGTTCAAAAAGGTTTGATTATCCAGCCTTACGTTCCATCAGCCTCAGTGGTCACTGACTTAACTGCCATCCAAGCCGTGAATAACGATTGGTACGCTTTGGCGATGACCGATAGAACTAAAGCCACAGTTGAAGCCGTGGCTGGATGGATCGAAACTCAGATTAAGATTTTCGGTACAGCATCGGATGACCTCAACATTATCAATCAACCTGCTGGGGTAGATACTACTTCAATCGCTGCCTTATTCAATAATGCCGGGTACGTCAGAACGTTTGTTCTCTATCACCAAGAAGCATCAGAAGATTATCCTGAATGCGCTTGGTTTGGAGCTTGCTTACCGTTCACTCCAGGATCAGAAACATGGATGTTCAAGAATTTGGCTACGATTTCATTCTCGACACTTAGCACGAATCAGGAAAGCAACGCCTTTGCTAAATCGGCTAACACGTATGAGTTTATCGGTGGAGTCAGCATCACTCAGCGCGGTACGATGGCGCAGGGCGAATACATTGACATTATCCGAGGCGTTGACTGGTTGACATCAACCATCCAAACTTTGGTTTATGCGATCTTGGTAAATTCACCAAAAATCCCATACACTGATTCGGGAATCACAGCCGTAGAAGGTCAAATACGTAAAGCTTTACAGCAAGGAATTGATAACAATTTCATCGCTCAAGTACCTGCTTATCAAATTTTTGTGCCAACTGCTGTTTCAGTGCCTTCAGTTGACAAGGCAAATCGTATCTTGAGAAACGTGAAATTCCAAGCTACTTTAGCTGGAGCAATTCAGGCAGTTCAAATAACAGGAACCGTAAGCGTGTAAAGCCGCTTTACATTGAGGAGAAATTATGTCAGTAAGAACCTACGATCCAAAGCAAGTCATAGTGACTATCGGTGGCGTGCCAATGTCAGGCTTTTCCGATGGAACCTTTCTTGAAATCGACAGAAACGAGCCTACATGGAATACCGTTGTAGGCGCAGACGGTTTAGTAACCCGAGGAAAGACGAATAACTTTTCAGGGACTCTAACCCTTACCCTAAAACAATCAAGCCCAAGCAACGACGTTCTAAGCGGTTTTATGGCCGTTGATGAAGCGACGAATGCCGGGGTTTTTCCTGTTCTTGTGAAAGACTTGAGTGGTAATTCCATTTATTTCGCAGCGCAAGCATGGGTGACTCAGTACGCCAATTCGACTTTCGATAAGAATATTACCGATCGTCAATGGGTATTGACAATGGCCGAAGCTGATATCTTTGTCGGTTCGAACGCCTCTTCATAAATTCAATTAACTGGGATGAAAAATGATTGAAACAAGAGAAAAGATTATAGAAGGAGCCACGTACACTGTCACTCAATTGCCAGCTCGTCGCGCTTTAAAACTCAAAGCAAAACTGATTAAGACATTCGGAGCCTTGTTTATGGGGGGTGATTCCGTCACCTTTCAACAAGTATGCTCAAGCTTAGACGAAAATCAATTTGAAGCCATTTGTATGGAGATGATTCAAGGCGTTCGAAAGAATGGCGTTGAACTCACTCCAGCAACTTTCGATTTAGAATTTGCAGGGGATATGGCAGGCGTTTACAAACTGCTTTTGTTTGTGATCGAGGTAAACTACGAAAATTTTTTTTCAATGGTCGGTATTGGACTCCCATCGTTTTCGGAGGAACCAACACCGAGCAACGTTACGAGGAAAACCTTCACAGGGAAATAAGGGATGAATATCCACTCTGGAGATTGGTTATGGAAAAAATCGCATCGTTAGAGGAACTAGAGCGCACATGGAATATTGATGACGTTTACAGGGCTAATGCTCTTTTAGACATGCGCTTAGACCTTTCTGAAGATGCTAGACGAAGGGCTAAGAAATGACGATTGTAAGAGAATTAGTTACTAAACTCGGCTTCTCATTCGATAGAACGAATCTGGATAAATTCGAACGATCCATTTTCGGCTTCAAAACGAAAGCCACTATTGCAGTTGCAGCGATCGGCGTTGCCTTCAAAAAAGTTATAGATTACGCTCAAGAATTCTCTAACAAAGTCCTCAACACTAAAGCCCTAGCCACTTTTTCCAAGACGACCACTCAGCAATTAGATGCGTTGCAAAACGTTTTTAAGAAGTTCGATGTCCCAACCGATACGTTTCAAGGATTCTATCAAAACCTCACTTTAGGCATTAAAGAAGCTTCAAGAGGCGTTGACAATGAATTTAGAAGATTAGTCACTCAATCTCAAGGAGCCGTTAGACTCTTTGTTAATGGGCAATTAACCACTTCAAAACAAGCCATCGACGACATTATGGCTTACATTCGCAGCATTGCGGATGAATCAGAAAAGATCAGAATCGTTGAAAATATCTTCGGTGTAGGTGCTTCGACGGCTCAAGCGATTGTTTCCTTATCCAATTTGACTAAGGCAGAATTCGATGAGTTGATCGTCAAAGAATCTCAATCGCTTGAACTCTTGAAACAACAAGAAAAAGCAGCGGTGGAATTCAAACAGCAAATCAATCAATTGAATACCGAATGGTCTAAATTCGCAGGCAATGTGGCAGCTTTCGCAGTGCCAAAGATCACGACTGCCCTTGGTAATATCAATCATTTCACTGAGACGTTTCAAGAGCAAGGCGCAGGTGCTGGGTTTTCTGAAATAGGAGCGCACGTTAAAGATGCTTTCCTTTCTTTATTCGGGCAAGATCAACTCAGTGTTTTAAAACGTGAACTCGAAGCGGATGATCTTGATTTCAGGAGACGATTAGAAGAATACAAAACCCAGCAAGTCAATAACCAAGCAAGCGTGACAAATCAAAACAAATTCGAATTCAACGTAGCACCGGGAACCACTGAACAGCAGGCGACTGCTATAAGTGAATCCGTCAGAACCACCCTTAATTCTTTTTGGGATGAGAAAGTCCGTGAAGTGATTAACAATAATCCGCAGGTGGAATGATGGTACTCAGCTTAATCTTTGGTAGAAAATATGCACAAAGTCAGATCAACCAAATCAGGACAGGGATTAACCTCATATCTTTTGACACAATGGTATCGGAGGAACACCGATTTACCTCAAGAGTTACTTATTACCCGGTTGAATCTGGTACCATCGTTAGCGATCACATTATTAACCAGCCCGATGTGGTTGTCCTCTCTGGCCTTATTTCAGATACCCCCCTCAACATATTTGCTCCTTCAAATCGGTCTGTGGCTGCATTTAACACACTGATTCAGCTTCATGAGAGAAGAGCGGTAGTGGATATTGTGACTGGGATCAAAGTTTATAAAAATATGGCGATCACGTCCATAGACGTACCTCGAACCATGAAGACAGGACAAACACTGACTTTCAATATTGAACTGCAAAAGATTGTTTTTGATGACACTATTCAGGTATTGAGAGATCAAAATAACGTATTCGCAGGGATTCAAGACGTAACGCCTAGGGAAATCGTGGCAGAAAACACCAATATTCCTTTGATTCAAAACGATCCTCCTTTCAGTTTGAAAGATCAGGCCACGACAGCTACAAACGTAGGAGTCCAGAGTTTGGCAAGTATTCCAAATGCCGTTCTTCCTAACGTCCTAGTCAATCTGGCCGCAATCGCAGGAGTTGCCTAATGCAGATCATACCATTTAAAGAACCAGCAGCCTTTCAGCAGCAAATCACTTTATCGAGTGTCATATTCCTGATTTATTTCAGATGGAACGCCATGAATCAGTATTGGGTCATGAGCATTTACGATCGAAACGATCAACCGATTTTATTGGGTGTTAAGGTCGTGACAAACTTCAATCTAACGGCTCAATTTGAAGCGTTAGCAGGAATGCCAGTGGGTGACATTCTTTGCCAAAACATTTTGGGTTTATGGGACACGATTAAACGCTTTGACATGGGACAAACAACGGAGATTATTTACTACGCCAATGGCGAATTGCAGGCGGTTACAGCATGAAGTTTTATCGTGAAGCGATGCTACAGGTCAAAATCAGAAACGATGATTTCACTGGGTATATTGCTACGATTTTAATTAAAGGCTTGAGAGTGTCGTTTTCGATTACGAAGTCGCTTTCCTCTACCACCAATTCGGCTTCGGTAAGAATATGGAACCTGAGTCAAGATAATCGCAATTTGATAAAAGATTATGGAGATGAGGTTACACTTTATGCAGGATACAGAGAAGACGGAGGACCGCAGGTCTTATTTATTGGTGACACAACCACAGTCAGCCACATTTACGATCTGCCCGAGATCGTCACGATCCTTGAGTGCGGAGACGGAGAAAAATATGTTAATCAATTACGTGTTTCTCTCTCATACGCGGCGGACGTACAGGCGAGAACGATCATCAGTGGCATTGCGTCGCAGATGGGTCTTCAGTTTGTTGAGTTTGCTAGTTCTAACAATTTGGTCTATCGTCAAGGTTTCAAATACATAGGCATGGGAAAAGACGCTTTGGATATCGTGTGTGATAAACTCGGTCTTCAATGGTCGATCCAAAATAATCAGCTTCAAGTCATACCTGTTAATGGAACCATTTCAGAGCCTATTATCCAAGTCAATCAAGGCAATGGAATGCAGGGCATACCCCAACGCTACACTTACCGATCATTAGAGCCTTACAAAGCCATTCAGCAACGAAATACAGGGTACAAAGTCAATGTCGCTTTGAATCCATTCATATTGCCTGGATCAAAGATCGACTTGGCTTCTTCCCATCTGAATTTTCGAGGGCCTTATCGGGTCGAGACGGTAAGGCATGAAGGAGACACATTCGGCTTTCTTTGGACTAGCAGTATCGAATGCACTGAACTCTTGCAAGGCGCAACCATAGGAGTCAGTTAATGCCAAATCCAGTAACCCTCAATGATGCAGCCAAAGCCGTAGTGGATTACCGATTGAATAATCTTCACACTGCTATGCCGGGCGCAATCGTTACCTATGACTACACCACTCAAAAAGCATCTGTTCAGCCTTTGTTAAACAAGGTTTGGGCAGATGGAACCACAACGCCTTACCCTATACTTGAAAACGTTCCTGTGGTATTCCCTAGAGCAGGCGGTGGAGGTCTCACTTTCCCAGTTGTTGAGGGCGATACTTGCTTGCTCCTTTTTATTGAACGAAGCACCGATCTTTGGTTGACCGTCGGGGGACAAGTTAGCCCCGACGATCCCAGAAAGTTTGACCTTTCGGATGGTGTCGCTATTATGGGTTTATTTCCTTTTAATGAGACATCGACTGCCGATAATAATACAGATATGGTTTTAACTTTTGCAGGTTCATTAATAAGGATTAAAGCAGATGGAGAGATTGTAATTCAAACTTCAAGTACTGTGGCTATAGGTAATCCGACAGTTGAATTATTGCAGACACTGTCTACACTAATGACTTATTTGCAAGGCCCAGCGGTTACAGGAACCGTTTTAGGAGGTCCTTTAAACCCTACATTTACAGCTTTAGTGTCGACTTTGCAAACTCAATTTAACACTTTACTAGGGCCGATACCATGATTGATTTTGCTTTAGACCCCAAAACAGGGGATTTAGTCTTTGAGGATTTCGACTTCGCTTTAGTTGGCGGTGTCGATCAAATCGCTCAAAACTTAGCCATTCGATTGCGATTTATTCAAGGCGAGTGGTTTTTGAATATTTTAGCAGGGATTCCATACTATCAATACTTCTTCATTAAGAATCCAAATCAGATTCAAGTTGAGACGTTTTTGACGAATGAGATCTCAAATACTCCCGGAATCATAGATATTACTTCATTTTCTAGTGATTTTGATGGTATTAACAGGAAATTTACAGTAAATTTCGGTTGTAGAAGTGTAGATGGAAACCTAGAAATGGAGCAAATTTTACCATGACATACGGCTTAACCCCTCAAGGTTTTAATACTCCAAGACTGGCTAACGTAAAACAATTCTTAGAAGATGATTTCGTCGCTTCTCTTGGTGATGTCAATACCGATCCTCAATCAGTTGCAGGTCAATTGATCGGGATATTCGCTAAAGTATACGCCGATCTCTGGGAGAATCTGGAAGACGTCTACTTTTCTCAATACCCCAACAGCGCAGCAGGAACGTCGCTAGACAACGTTGTGCAGTTAAATGGTATCACAAGATTGCCAGCGACTCAAACAAGCGTAGTCGCAACGTGTGACGGTTTGGAAGGCACTTACATTCCTGCTAATTCACTGGCGCGAGTTCCGACTACAGGCGATACATTCTATGCTTTGACTGGGGGAACCATCACCAGATCAAACGCTGACATCGTTAGAATCGAAGTGGGAACATTGACCACTCAACCGTATACCGTCCTTTTGAATAATACGGCATTTACTTACTCTCGGCCTGTTGTTACGTTTTCTAACACTGGAGCCATATTCGTTACAGGAAACGTTATCAATGTCACGCTCAACGGAGTTCCTTTATCTCCGATCAACTTCATCACGGATAGCAATACGACGCTTGCAGCGATAGCTTCTGCCATTCAGGCATTCGATAGCAGCACTGCTTGTACTTGCGTAGCTACGAATCCTAACATTTTGACGATCACTCCATTGACTGGCAAAAACGTCGTGGTCAATTCAATCAACGTTACTGGTGGAGCGACTCAGGCCACTAACGTAGTGACATTCTTAGCCCCAGCAAATAACAACGCATTGACCGCAGCATTGACCGCGATCATTAACGCTACGGCAACTTCGTTCACTTGCGTAGACAACATGAATGGAAGCATCACAGTCAATGCCGATGTGGTATCAGTTCCTTTCTCTTGCAACGTTGGACTAAACCTTTCGATCGTTTATCAAGCGTCTCCCATCACTTTCAACGCTCAAAGCTACGGTCCGATTCCTTTACCGATCGGCACTTTAACCTTCATTGTGACTCCAATAGCTGGATGGAATTCAATCACCAATCTTATTGCTGGCAACACGGGAACATTAGTTGAGACAGATGCCCAATTGAGAATCAGACGACAGAATTCCATAAAACTTTTAGGATCAGCGACAGTCGAAGCGATCACAGCAGGACTTCTTCAAAAAGTTCCCGGTGTTACCAGTGCTACTGTATTCGAAAACACTTCGCTTCAACAGACTCCGATCGTGATTTCGTTCCCCAATCAATTTGTAGCTGGAGACGTTATTACCGTCACTTACAACACGGTCAGCAATTTCACGGTCAATTTTAATACCAACCAAGCTACGACAATGACCGACTTGGTGACAGCATTTGAAGCGTTACCTCAAGTTTCGTCCGCTTCATTTGGTGGGACAGGAAACCAAGTCGTGACAGTGAATCCAATTATCTCTACGGTATTAACTGTAGATTCAGCAACGACAAGTGTATCAACTCTGACGGCTGCCATAAACGGAGGCAGACCGCCAAAATCATTCGAAGCAGTAGTAGAAGGGGGAACCGATGAAGCAGTCGCAAATCAGATCTGGCTCACAAAGCCAGCTGGAATCGAAACTTTTGGTAATGTTAACGGCGGGAATGGGATCGAAATCATCGACTCCCAAGGGAACACTCAGACAATCTTCTTCAGCCGTCCAAGTGCGGTCACAATCTGGGTTTCGGTCGCGTTAACTCTTTACCCATCTGAAACGTTCCCGAATAACGGAGTTTCAGACGTGGCATTGGCCATATTGAATTATGGCAATAGTCTTGGTGTTGGTATTGATGTGCTACTCCAGCGCGTGCTGGCTCAAATCTTTACCGTGCCAGGCATTGCCAGCGGTAATATGACCATAGGCATCACTCAAAACACGTTGGGATCTTCTGATATTCCTATTCAGGATAACCAAATATCGACGTGGGATTTAAGCAGAATTTCAGTGACGGTGGTTTAACATGGTTGACATCCCGAATTATTTTGAAAGAGCGGTCGCCTTATTGGCTTCGCAATTTCAAATCAGGAATCCCGATGGGTCACTAACGAACTTGCAAAAGGTCGTCCAAGCGTTGACTATGCAAGCTCAAGTGCTGAACACACAAGAACAGCTCTTGGCTACCATGCGTTATTTGAACACGGCGCAAGGTGTTCAATTGGATGGACTGGGTCAAATTCTTGGACTCCTCAGAGTAGCTGGTCAGTCTGACCAGTCATATAGGGAAGACTTGCAGTTTCAAATCTTCGTCAATCAAAGCAATGGAACACCCGAAGAAGTCATTTCCATTTTGAAATATTTGACTGACGCAACGACTGTTTGGTACAACGAGCTTTATCCTGCTGCTTATCAGATGGCAACCAATGGTTTGACTTTCCCTGTAAACCCAAGCGATTTAGATCAAGCCATACAGAACGTTAGCCCAGCAGGTGTTTCATTCGCTGCTTTGACGGCGACATACAACACCAATCCTTTTGTTTTCTCAAGCGATCCTTTCAATGAGCAGTTTTTCGTCGCTCCAAATCCTGCCGATCCTACCGAGGTTCATCCGTTTCAAGTCGATCCGGGTTCTGGTGCTGTTGATTTATACATTCAAAGAGGCGAAACAAGTAACCCGAATTTCGGTGGAGCTTTTGCCGAAGCTTTGGGAACGTATCCAACTTATACCATTGATACGACTGGAGCTGGCCAGTTGGCCGAAGCGATTCAAATAAACGGTAGCATACCACCAGCACCTTAAGGAGATTTTATGGTAGACAAACCAAGCGTATTCCCGATATGGGCAGAACAAGATCAAGTCGATCCAGTTTCATTGCAAAACAACGTATTGACTCCACCGCCTGAAAAACAGCAATACGGTTGGGACAGATTAGAATTCCCTCCTCGTAACTGGTTTAACTGGTTGGCTCGCTACACAAACCGCTGGTTGCAATATTTAGCTCAGCAAGAAGGTCAATCAGTCGTAACGGCTGGCACTGGACAAACCATGTTTGATTCTCTCAATGGTGGTCTTGCCTACATTTACGTAGTCGATAAAGGCAACGCAGCAAACGTCTATCATGGCATGGTTTACTTGCCACCTGGGTCAGTTGGTGCTACCTTCGTGGATATTAAGAAAGTGGGGATCACTACCCCTGTAATCAGCGCAAGCGGAACGGTCACTATCTCTGGTGGTACAGGGCCTTATATCGCTTATGGGCAAACAAAAACTATTCCTTAAGAAGGGGGCAATATGTCATCACCTGTAGAACTATCAGACTTACCAGTCGCTAACTTGGCTTTGTCCAATGATCCTTCGGCAATCGTACTCATGAGAGTTGGATTAACCGATTATCAAGTAGCTGTGAGCATTATTCGCAATATCAATTTGCAAGCTCTACAGACACTACCGAACGGAACTCCCTTGACTACAGACTTAATGTTGGTCAATCGAATCGTGGGCGGTGTGGCTACAAACTATCAAGTCACTTTCGGCTCTGTAGGGTTCCCAAGAGGAACTAGAATGTGGTTTTACAATAATTTGCCACCTGCTCCGAATTGGTCTATCGTTCCCAATACAGGAGGTAACTTGCTTGCTGCTCAAGATTCATCCACAACATACGCCAATAATATCACCGCAGGTAATCCAGCAGGTACATGGCAACAAACAGACACTTCCTTGACGATCGACCAAATCCCAGCTCACACTCATAGCTTTTTGGTTTACACTTCAGACGAAAAAGGTAATCGGTCATTTAAAATCGGAAGCACTAACAGATCCACTTCAAACCAAGTCAACACCAATTATACTGGTGGTGGCGGTTCGACGATCAATAATAGCCCAGTGCCTCAACAAGGTACTTCAGGCCACAATCACGGTAACACATGGCGTCCGTTGGCTAACGTCGGAGTAATCGGAAACAAGGATTTCTAATGCAGAGTACAGCTTGCGGTGACAATTGCCCTTTCGTTAAAAACAAAATGTGTGGCTCATGCCGCGAATGTCCGAACTATATTGAGACTTGGTGGATGCCAGAAGACGGCGCGCAACCTGTAAAGCTAGAAGATTGCTCGCCAAAACGTTTGGTTTTACAGCAGCAAGTCCTTCAAGCTAGGTTCGATCTGACCACTCAAGCTCTCGTACAATCAAGAAATGAATATAATCAGCTTTGTACTTATTTGAAATCTTTGGTAGAAATGGGAAAACAGGTCGTTATGCAACAAGACCAAAACCATACCAAAGGATTAACAAATGAAGCATCTCCTCGTCTCATTTCTAATGAGCATGTGTCTGACTAGCTGCACTTACAACGTTTCAATGGCTCATACTTCGGGTACAGCCGACGACGTTATAGATGACACTGCCAGTAATACACCTAACGTTTCCCCTACAGTCACTGTTCCTCTTACACCGGGTTCATCAATCGGGATCACAAAATGATTCCTCCTGAAATACTCAAACCGATCCAAGACTTTTGGGCGAAGTATAGGTCTATAATAATAATAGTTATAGCCCTAGTCTTGGTCGGTTATAGTTCAGTGATGTTCTTAGGCAAAGACAATCCCATCGAGGAAGAAGTCGAAAAAGTCATTGAGATTGAAACTGGTGTTAAGGTAGACTTAACGCCGTAATGTACAAATCTAATGCAAAGAGTCGACTGAGTCACTTTGAACAAGGGACAGGTCTTCCGTTACTTTCTATCGCGATGGTAGACTCGAAATATAGGAAGCAAGTTTGCGCGCAACCAACATACTTCCTTAGTCGCAAGTCATTGGTGGGGGACGGTAAACCTACTAGAGTGGCAGAGGTGGCAATCTTTAATTCGCAAACCTTCCGTCTCTGGGTTCGGGTCGATCACAAAACCCAGATTTTTTCCTAAGAAGGTCAGCTTGATTGCTGACCTCCTTTCATGTAAAACCGCTTTACATTTGAGATAGTTCATCCATCGACCGAGGGAGTTCTTGAACAACTTCCTTGGTTTCTGGCTTCGTTTTCTCCTCAAGCCACTTATTGAATGTGTCCAAGAACTTCTGCTCGTTTTTGATGGCCGAGTTAACTACTTGAGTTTCGGTCATCTTTGGGTTTTTCGAGATGATTACCTTCACATACTCATGCTTATCGCTTCCTTGCGTTATGCCGTGCTGCTTGCAAAAGTCATCGTAATTGGGCAATTTCTCATGAGTGAGTTGCAATGGTTTCTGTGGTTCTACCGATTCGGTAGGTGCTGGTAGCAAATTGGTAGATGTCGCTACATTGGCAGGTAAAAGTGGCGGTATGTTCGAATCCGAATCATCGCCGACTAATTCCCCAGCAACTAACACACCAACGAATACTTCGGGCGTATGCTTGCGTCCACCGCCAGTTAGGCAACGACTATAAAGCATGTCCTTCGGTGACGTTTGCCAGTTGTTTTTCTTGAGGTATCCTGCTTTATTAGCCTGTTCTAGCGTGTATTCGTAGACAAGCGGCTGATAGCTAGGATCGTTTCGTCTATCGCCCCTTGTGAAGCGTATGACGCATTTCTTCTCATCCAAATGAAGGAGATCGGCTTTATGTCCTGCTTTGATAATCAAAGCGTCGATCATGATGGCTGAGAATGTCACTTTACCGTCGAACGTATGCAATCCACCGTTAAGGCAAGCCATAAAGGGAAGGTCATATTCCTTTGCGGTCAAGTAAATGGCCATAACGCCACCGGGTCCGAGCTTTTGATAGAAAGGGGCTGTAGCCATCACCTTGCAAAACTCGATTAAGCTTTGCATTTCTTGAGCGTTTGGCATCGAAAAGTATTGCTGTTTCATTGTGACTCCTAGTTTTTAACTCTTAGATTGGTTTCTTCTTTTTCGTAGATGGTAAGGCCGGGAATGTTTCGCATACCCTTTTTAATGGCTGAATCTACCGCTTCGTTATCGACGCAAAGGAATTCCATAGGAACCTTGGTCGTGTCTTCTACGTCATAAGTCCAAAACTTCCGAGTGAACAGTTTGCCGTCTTCAACTTCGATCTCTTCCAATTTGGAAAAGGGGTTGTTATTTTCTTCCTTCATCCATCCATTGATTTTCTCATGAAGGTTATTCTCAATCGCAATCAACTTGTCTTTGAAGTCTTTTACAAGTTTATTGATAGCCCTTTGATATTCGAAATGGGGCTTCACTATGGCTGCTCTGCTTTCGTCCAATGTCCTTTCAAGCTTCCTTGCTTGTAAAGCCATAGACAACGCGCTCCTTGCGTCCTGTTCGGTTCTAACGCCAATGGCATTAGAAGCTCCTTCCATGAAGTCAATATCGAATTGTCTCATCAACTCGTATTTCAACTGTTCAATGGGTGCTGCTGGGATCGCCAGCATCACTGGTTTTTCTTCTTGTCCTTCAATTAAAAAGCTCATGGGTCAGTCCTCATTTTCATATCTTGGTTATGGTAACGCGCTTCCAAATTGCAAAGGCGACCGTGAAAATCCTTTGATTCCTTGTTTATTTCTTCCTTCCATCCTTCGATTTTTGTTTCGAAAGATTTCATGTCCGATCTTAACCATGAGATCAAAGCGATGTTTGATCCCACGATTGCTACTACAGTCCCAGCTGCGGTTAAAATTACTCCTGCTTCCATATTTACCTCCTAGTATTCGCACATTAAACAGTAATTGCATCCACCACCCGAACATCTTGGGCAGCTATCTTCTTGTTCCAAATTTGTGTCATCTTCATCGTGATCCAAATCTGTGTCATCATCTCTTTCGTCGTCTATTTCCACTCCGTGCATCGACATTATTTCGCTGTGACTCCATTGACTCCAATAAGCGTTAGACATGATCTTTACCTCCTGTTTCTTTTATGTCTCAATATTAACAAATGTGGTTTATTAATGCAAGACGGAAGATGAAAAAAGTTAGGATCACGTCTAAGCATAAGTCAAGACGTTAACCGTTAAAATGACGGTACAAAGACAATGCCGCGAGATACAGTCTTTGATCTTCTTCATGATTGAGAAATTCAACCAGTTTCGCAGCACCACCTTGCTTTGGCAATTGCAAGCATACGCGCCGTTTGATAGGCAAATTCATCTCGTCAGCTAAGAGTATTTTGTAGGCAGCAGTTTGCAAGCTCCATGATTGACTTACCGAAGCAGGAATTTT